ACCTATCAGGGGGACTATTAATCTCCAAAGCTTAAATTTAAGGACAACGTGGCGGGGTCGCGTACGAAAATTCGCGAAAGTTTTAGGGGGAATAGGCCAATAAGTTTTACGGGTTACACGCTTGGGCAAATAGAGCCGAATTACTGGAAAGTCCAATGGTAGATGAAAGTAGATCTCTTGATTCGGTATCGAGGGTATGGTCGTACGACCATACCCTGAAAACGAATGTTGCGGCAAGGTAGGGTCAAACGATCCTACCCTGAAAAACGAATCTGTGGCAGGGCATGCTCGTACGAGCATACCCTGAAAACGAAATATGCGGCAGGGTAGGATCAAACGGCCCTACCCTAATGAAGATAACAGACAGACTAAAAACAGAGTCATGGTGATTGATACTCCTAATGATCGAAATATGAAATACAGGCAGGGTCAGCGCAAACGCGCTTACCCTGGCAGATTATGATCAAAACAGAGGTGATCAATCTTAACCTGATTATTGATATTTTGAGGGTACGGGCGAATGCCCGCACCCTGACAAATATAGATTTGACCCCGGTCGATCAAATGTAATCTAGCACTTGAAAATCATAGCAACGTGTGCTCGAACGAGTCTACCTTCAATCTTATTAATCAGATTTTGGACGGGTTAAAGGTACGGGCAAACGCCCGCACCTTATCCAATGGTGGCTGGGATCATATTGATATGAACGGCAAAGCGCATAAAAAAGGGCCGTCGAATTTCAGGGGTGTGCCGTGCGTCACACCCCTGAAATATGAAACCGGACAGACATTTTATAAAACCAATCGCATCTGAAGGGAGGAATTTATATGGGAAGACGAGGCCCGGCGCCCGGCCAAGGCGGAAGACCACCGAAACCGCTAGCTGAGAAGATATTGGATGGGAATCCTGGAAAGAGGAAGCTAACCGTTTTAGAGTTTTCGAATGCAGTGGAGTTCCGGGGTGAGGAGATGCCGCTGCCGAGCGCAATGTTGTCTGCCGTTCAACGGGACGGTACGACTCTACAAGCGGCGGAGATTTACAAAATCACATGGGAATGGCTGAATGACCGGGGGTGCTCCGCGCTGGTCTCCCCACAAGTGTTGGAGCGCTATTCCATGGCAGCTGCGCGGTGGATTCATTGCGAGGGAATTATCTCAAATACAGGCTACTTGGCAAAACATCCGACTACGCAGATGGCGATAGCGTCGCCATATGTAAGTATGAGCCAATCGTATATGAATCAGACGAACCGGCTCTGGTATGAAATTTATCAGATCGTCAAAGAAAATTGTTCCACCGGGTATACTGGCGCAACGCCGCAGGACGACGTCATGGAGCGGCTTCTGACTATGAGAAGAAAATAGGCTGGAAGGTCTGGACGTACGACCAGACCTCAATGCAGCTGATGATCGAGAGGGCCCGGCCAAACGGCCGTACCCTGGATTAGAAACTATAGAGAAGGTCCGGACAAACGGCCGTGCCTTTTTAACGGAAACACAATTTTAGAGCATATCTTCGGAATGCTCTCTATTATTCGGGGAGGAATCAATGACAGACGTTCAACGGGAAGAAATCCGGCGGTTCCGACTTGCCGGGAAGAGCTATACCCAGATCAGCGATATACTAAAATTGTCGCGGAACACGGTTAAATCCATTTGTCAGCGGAACGACTTTCACCCTTCAGAAGGAGTGGGCGCAACAGCCGATTCGGAGCATTGCAGAAATTGTGGTGCTTCCATTTCACAGGTTGCTGGAAGGAAGTATCAGAATTTTTGTTCTACAGTCTGCCGCCGGTCGTGGTGGAGCGCACACCGAAATACAGGTATAAAGAAAACGGCGGAGACAATCGCATGTGAATATTGCGGCAAAAGCTTTGAAGATTATCCTAACAACCATCGGAAATTTTGCTGCCACGCCTGCTACATCGCTTATCGCTTCAGAAAAGGAAGATTGCATGACAAACGAGCAATTTAAGCGTGAAATGAGTTATCGGACGGTAATGGCGGTAGCGAAAAGCATGATGGAGCGGGGGCTCCTTTCAAAAGGAGAATTCAAAGCCTTCGATCATGAGATGATAATAAAACACAATTCACTATTCGGAGGGTTAACCGGGGGCGATCGCTGACGTATCGTTTTGATCGGTGCCCGTATGGGGTGTTCGTCCACAACTGGCCTGATTATCTGCGCTTGGGTGGATGAAAATGATTGGCTAGGTGAACGATGAATTTTCCAGCAATATCCCCGTTGTGCGCATTTGCGCACAACGGAGGCAGACGGTCTCACTGTACCATCGATTCGCAATTTTCGTGTAATGATTGAGAAAACCATGCCTGAAACATCGGAAATAATGGTTGATACACCTTGAAAACTGAGGTAATATGCGACATGACTGGAGGGAATATGGCAAGGGTCATCCATACAAGAAAACCGACAATACCGGCCATTCGGCCCAGAACGCGTGTCGCGGCATATGCCCGGGTTTCGATTGAAAAGGAAAGCATGATCGAATCGCTGGCGGCTCAGGTCGGTTATTACAGGACGCATATCCAGCACAATCCCGAATGGAAGTACGTTGGTGTATATGCGGACGAAGGGGTCACTGGTACAAAAAACGATCGCCCTGAGTTTCGACGTCTGATTGCGGACTGCGATGCCGGGCTGATCGATCTGGTGATTACAAAGTCGCTTAGTCGGTTTTCACGAAACACGCTGGACACACTGAACCTATTACGGGAATTGAAGCAAAAAGGCGTGGACGTCTTCTTCGAACGAGAGAATATTCATAGCATATCAGGGGATGGTGAGCTGATGCTCTCCATCCTCTCTTCTTTTGCGCAGGAGGAGAGCCGATCAGTCTCGGAAAACTGTAAGTGGCGGATTCGCAAGAAGATGGAACAGGGCGAGCTGGTCGGTTTGCGGAGTATGTACGGCTATGTGATTGAGAGTGACAATATTTCCATAGAACCGCGTCAAGCCGAGGTAGTACGGCAAATTTTCGATTGGTATATTTCCGGAGATTCCAGCGTGATAATCGCAAGGCGTCTGAACGCGGCGGGAGAGCAAACACTGAACCATGCTGCTTGGAGTGCGAGGCATGTCCGCGAAATCCTGACAAACGAAAAGTATACAGGAAACGCGCTTCTGCAAAAATCGTATATCGAGGATTATTTGAGCAAACGAAAAAAGCGGAACCACGGGGAAGCACCGCAGTATTATGTGGAACAGTCCCATCCGGCGATTGTTGATATCGATACATTTCAAGCGGCGCAGGAGCTACTAAAATTGTCTAGCGAACGATATAAGCCCAGCAACCCAGTCAATGCGCGGTATTCCTTCACTGGTCGAATTATCTGCGGTAATTGCGGAAAGAACTTTCAAAGGAAAACGACGAAAGGGCGCATAAGCTGGCAATGCGCGACCTACTTAGAGCATGGTAAGAATGCCTGCCCTGCAAAGCAGATACCCGAATCGGCGCTGCTGGATGCTTGCGCAGAAGCCCTTGGTTTAGCATCCTTTGATGCGACTGAGTTTCTCAAACGGGTTTTGCGGATTGAGGTGCTGGGAGCCAACACGCTGCGATTTGTATTTACGGATGGAACCACTACCTTATCGGAATGGAAAGACCGTTCACGCGCGGAGAGCTGGACGGATGAAATGAAACAAGCGGCCAAAGCAAAATCATTGGCGATCAGGGAGGCAATTCACGGTGGAAGCAGCACAGAAACGAGTAACGAAAATTGAGCGCGCAGCGGTAGCGTTCGGTGAGAACCAGATGCACCCCCTCGCGAAACGGCGCGTGGCTGCATATGCGCGGGTATCGACCGACAGCGATGAGCAATTCACGAGCTTCGAAGCGCAGGTTGATTATTATACCAGGCAGATCAATGCTAACCCGGACTGGACGATGGTCGAAGTCTATACGGACGAGGGTATCAGCGGGACGAATACGAAGAAGCGAGAAGGCTTCAACCGTATGATCTCGGACGCGCTGCTGGGGAAGATCGACTTGATCATAACGAAGAGCATCTCCCGATTCGCCAGAAACACGGTCGATACACTGACTGCAGTTCGTCAACTGAAAGATAAGGGCGTCGAGGTGTTCTTCGAGAAGGAGAACATCTACACGATGGACTCCAAAGGTGAACTGCTTATCACGATCATGAGCTCGCTCGCGCAGGAGGAGAGCCGTTCGATCAGCGAGAACGTCGCTTGGGGCAAGCGCGCAAAGTGTGAGGAGGGGAAGGTCTATCTTCCATACAAACAGTTTCTCGGCTACGAGAAAGGCCCCGACGGGCAACCGCAGATAGTCGCAGAGCAAGCGAAAACCGTCCGGCTGATCTACGCTCTTTTTCTGGAAGGGCTCATGCCATCTGGCGTCGCGAAAAGGCTGGAAGCCATACGGATTTTGTCTCCGGCAGGAAAACAACGTTGGCAGCCGGGTACGGTAGAAAGCATTTTGACGAATGAAAAGTACAAGGGCGATGCGCTCCTGCAGAAAACGTTCTGCGTAGATTTTCTGACTAAGAAGATGAAGCGCAACGAAGGCGAGTTGCCGCAATATTATGTGGAACAAAGCCATCCGGCGATCGTTTCGCCTGAGGTTTTCGACGAAGTACAGCAGGAGCTCAAACGTCGCCGTGAAGCTCGATACATCGGTCGAAGCGGGTGCTTTTCCAGTAAGATCATTTGCGGAGAATGCGGCAGCTACTACGGGAGGAAAGTGTGGCATAGTAACGACAAATACCGTACCGTGATCTGGCGCTGCCAGCACAAGTACGACAATGGCGAGCCATGCAAAACGCCGCACGTGACTGAAGATCAGATCAAGGCGGCGTTTGTGGCTGAGATGAACCGTGTGATCGAGAATAAGGAGCAGGTGCTGGCTGACATCAGAATGTTGATTGAGACGTTGACCACTACCCATGAGCTGGAAGAAAAGGAATCCGCCGCGGGTAAGGATCTGGAAGCGGTATCCGAATCGATGCGCAAGTTGGTGGACGACTACGCTCGCGCTTTGATCGAACAAGCAGCTTACGACGATCGATACGCAGAGCTCGTGGCTCAAAGCCGGGCGCTTGAGGAGCAGATTGCTGAGATCGGAGAGCAACGCGAGCAGCGACGAGCAAGAAAGCGCGAGCTGGATGCGTTTTACAAAATGTTGAAGGCGACGGGGCCGATTTTGGAGTTCGATGAGGAACTGTGGAATGTTGCGGTGGAAAGAATGACCGTAGATTCAAGAGGCGATCTGGGGTTTTCTTTTCGGAAATCTATATAGAAACATCCAGAAAAGAGGAGCGTCAAGTTTGCAAAAAGGCCTAAGCGATATGCTATGCAATCCGAATCAAAATCGAGTTGCATGCAGCGACGGATTCTTCTATGACCAACATTTCCGAGTCACTATAATACTTAGTTGCTTCAGGACAATCATTGGTTAGAAAAGTTATAACTGATAAAGAATCCAACAAAACTTGCGCTATGCCTTGTGTTTCAATTGACCAACCTAAAGGAAGATAATGAATGAATTGGTTTCTCATACGATTTAATTCTTCAATAGAACTATTAATTGAGTCCGTTACACCACGAAACTCGTTAGTTTGCATATATTGTTTACTTTGTATTCTTTTAAATAATTCTAAAAAGTCAACTAGCTTTTTATCAGGATCGGCTAATACTTCATACGCAGTCTTGCCGTTGTATTCTTTTTTCCATCTAATAATCGATAGGCTACTCGTTCCCATCAAAGCTAAAACCATGAAACCTTGCAGCGCATTGTGCATAGCGATGATTGTCCACTTAAAATAGTAAGGGTCTTGCCCTGAACGTTCAAGAAACTCTCTTGCCATTACAATCGAGTTTAACGGCTCTGATACTTCGTTAACTCTGACAATAAGTGGATCATTTTCCATAACTCTGTCCTTTTCAACGGCAAATCATGCAAAACAGGTAATTGATAGAGCAATCTAATGGTTAGATTATCCTGATTATCGACTTCCAACCGCCAACACAAAGTCGGCCATCGTCATTGCCGAGTTAACAAACAAGCGCGCATGATGTTCCGAAATGGCGATTCTTTTTGCACCGAGGCCATGGGAGTCGCTGCCCTTATTTCTCATTTCTGCTATGGACGAGAGTATCTTTTCAAGACCAGATAGAAGGCCGTTGATGCGTTTGTCTAGATCCTTGTCGTGGTGCATATGATAGAGTTCTTTGACCTGATTGTAGAGCTTGCCGATATCGCCGTTCTCGATTGGAATTTCGCCCTTTTTTTCAATAACGTAGC